ATCGGCAGCGAAGTTGACGATCAACTTCGGAAGCACTACCGATCCATCTAAAAAAAACCGCCCAGCGCCTCACGGCGCTGGGCGGTTCTATTATTCGCTTAGAAAGGATGGTTGCTTATGTTCCGCTTCGCTTCACATACCAGCAAATCCGGCTACGCCGAGATTCACTGGTCGCAACCAGCATTCAATCGTACTGCGCTAAAACGCAGTACGGAACAACCAGTACTATCACTGGGCAAGGAGGTACAATGTCAGGAAATCACATGATCACCAAATGCGAGGTCAGTGCGTATGGGCAAGAATACTCATCATGCTCAATATGTAATGACTATCTAGACAAATCCAAGAAACATGTTCAACAGTTACGGCAAGCAGCTACAGACTCAGGCCGATGCAATGTATGCGATTCAGCATACTGCTATGGATGCGAAGAGGAGGATACATGGTAACGGCAAGGAAAAGAGTTAGACTATGCTATGGAGAAAATAACAAATGCAAAAAGATGGGATATGTGGAGGCAAAAATAAAGACAAGCCAAAGCAGGCTAAAGACAATCAGGTACTGCAAAACACATGCAGCACAGAAAGGAGTTCCAATCTTATGGTAACATGCAGCAGATGCAGGCAAGTAATCAGCGACAACCCGGGTCACGAGACAGAAGACAGTCATGTCAACTGGCTCGGGTATGACTATCACAAGCTATGCTGGGAAATCTGGCTTAGCATGTGGGTCATGACTCAAACAAACAGAGAAGAAGCATTGGACACAGTAGACAGCATACTGGGAAAGGGGAAATATGCCGAATAGTAATCCGCCAGAGTTTGATCTAAACAAGTTCACAGGCGAGAAACACGAATGTCCAGGGCCGTGTGAGGCATGCCATCCAACATACTACAAGCGCGTACAGGTAACGCAAAGACAGGAAGTATACCGAACAACATTTGTGATTGCGATGAGTGCCTCACAGGCAGCAAAAGCAGTAGAAGATGCAGAATACGAATATGACTGGGAACACGAGCCGGGCGACTGGGAAACAGTAGAAGCATGCTCAATAGGGCCAGTAGACCCTAAAGACACGGAGTGGCCATGAGTCACATACATGCAAAACACTATCACGCAGCGCTGGCAATATCAGAATCAAAGCCAGATTGGGAAAATGCGTACAGCACAGCAGAGGAAGCCGTACTAGCAATACAGGAAATGTTTACAGGTCTAGACTACACAATGCGAGTGTACAATAAACCGCTTTCGATCACACTAAGACCAGAAGACAACAGCACAATACAAGGAGGCTTTGTCTACGAATGTGATGCAATATCACACATCATAGACTATCAGCTAATCTGCGACAGGGAAGGGGGTGATATGCATGAAGAAAAAGCCGCTGCTCAAATGCGCTGATTGCGAAGAGAAGTTTGATCCAGCGGAAACAGGCTTCTATAGCAAGCAGTTTGACTATGGCTTGTGCAACCAATGCGAGGCAGCACAAGCCAAGTACTACGGATATATGCTGGATCTTTCAGATCCAGTCAATCTAGAAGAAGGAGACCAAAATGAATATAGTTGATCTCAAAGAGTTGCTAAGTTCGGCAAGGAGTTACGCTTACGACGCGTCAAGCGCAGCGCAATCAGCCGGCAGCTATGGAAGTGACGCAGAATCGTCAGCAGACAGAGCAAACGAGAAGCTAGAGGAAATCATCGACGCACTGGACAATGAGATCCAGTACAACGACGACAACCTCAAAGCACTATCACGAACAGGAGTCATGCTGGCAAGGCTGTCGGCACTAGTCGTAGACAGAATTGATGACGAGGTGCGAGGTAATCAGGTCTCACAAGCAGAGATCCGAACATACGAAAGCATCAGATCAATCATCTACAAGACTTTCAGCCAAAACGATAACGGTGGATTCACCGGTATTGATGAGACTGCAAGCATTGAATATGACTACAACACAGGGAATTATGTCGTAGGACAGAAGGAGACCAACAATGGCTAACAAGAAGACCGCTCTAAAGGCAACGCCACCAAAGGCGTCAGATGTAGTAGATATCAACTATGATATCTCAGCAACAGTACTAAGCCTATCGACACTCACAAAGGTGTTCGAGTGTGCAGTAGTAGAACTAGGTCGACAGATCTCAAAGGGTCGCGGTAACACAGAGTACATGGAGGCAGTACGCCTCGCAAGCGACCTAGACGCAGTACTAACCAAGATGCAGGCAATCTCCGGATGGGGAGCACGATCAGCAATCGCTGAAGAGTTGGGGTACAATTCACAGTACTGGACAGCAACAAGCTGCGTAGAGCAGAATGTTGACTTCGGAGACCTATACGAACCAGCAGAAGGGGTTACAGTAGCAATCCATTACAGCCGCAAGGCAAAGCCAAAGGATATGCTCAAGAAGCTAGGAGCAAAGTAACTATCATAGGGGGAGGGGCTTCGGCCCCTCCCCGAAAGGAGTTATATGTGCAGTGAATACAACGGGTGGCCAAACTACGAAACATGGAGTATGAATCTATGGCTTACCAATGATTCATCATTCTATGAAGTAGCAGAAGAAGCAATAGAAGTCATCGTGAATGATGACTACGCAGAAAGCGAAGAAGGCCCAAGGCAAATAAACAAAAATGATCTAGTGTACAAAACACAAATTTGGGTAGAAGAATACACACAGGCTATGTGGCTAGATCAATTCGAATCGTGCCAGTTCAACCATTCATACGGCCCAATCGGAGACTTCGTAACATCATCGTGGAAAACAGTAAACTGGTATACAATCGCAGAACACATTGTCACAGATTGGATTGATGAGCACAAAGGTGAAGTAACAGATTTGGAGGTAACAGAATGAGTATCTACGAACCATTGGAAGAAGGAACGCATCCATTCTATGGACTCAAATGGAAAGTAGTACAAGATCTAGATGTTGACCTTGAGCACTTCAAAGACTTCGACATCATCGCAACAAAAGGTACAGGCAGGTACATAGAACCAGATACAATCTGCGACAGCATGGACGAGTTCCAGGCAGAGCTAGACTCAGGCAAGTATGCTCACTCGCAACCGCTATACATGTTGGCACATGGACAAGTCCGACTATCACTCGGCAAGTTCGGTGACCCATGGGACAGCGGTCAGTGCGGATTCGCTGCAATCAAGAAGGAAGACGCAGACAATCTAGGACTAAAACCAGAAGAGTATGAGTCATTCCTAAACAGTGCAGTCAAGACCTACGACTCAGCAGCAAACGGCAATGTCGTAGGATATGTAATCTGGAGAGACAAGGTCTGCCCAACATGCGAGCACAAAGAAGAAGAAGTCCTAGAGAGTTGCTGGGGCTTCGTGCTAGACTGGGGATGGGGCAGCATGGATGCCTTCGTCAAAGAGAACATCGAGCAGCAGCTCAACTACTTCACCGACAAGTTCGGTGAGGCAGAGCACGCGGCAAAAGCCGGAATCAAGTCAGATGACTAATCTAAATAAATTAGGATTTGTACAATGTCCAGAATGCGAACGCGTATTCGATCTAGACGACAAAGGCGAAGCAGAAGAATGGTACTATGGCCATGACTGCTTCGTAGAGGAGGAAACAGATGGCGAAGATTAGAGTTATAGCGCTAGAGCTAACTTCACAAGATGTAATCGACATCATGACAACGGCCGCAGAAGGCGGAATAGGATACTGGTCACAAATCGATGTGTATAAATGGTCTGCATGGTACGAGGATGGCTGGAAAGTAAAAGGTTCAAACCTAATGCCAGTCATGCCAAAAGACTTAGAACCAGACTACGAACTGCTACAGCTAAGGCTAGACCCAGGGATGATGGAAAAAGGTGAGGCTAATCCGTGGATCAAGGTTACACCAAGGATGCTGACTCACGCAGCAGAAAAAGCACTAATCGAATACCCACACATGGTCAGACTAGAAAACGATACACTTGATTACGATGCAAGCGGTGCGGATGTAATCGTACAAATCGCAACACTAGGAGAGGTCGTCTATGGATGAACTCAAAGGATATTCAGAAGAAGGTGAGAAAAGAGCGCTACGCGAAGAAATAGAAAGGTTTATTACCTTGATACTATTCGTAATAGCAATGGCAATATCTCTCGTATCAAGCAACAAGAAGTAACGGAAACCCCGGCGCCTCACGGCGTCGGGGTTTTTTTTAGCCCCGGAAGAAGTAAAGCACTATCACGTGGGGGAGGGGGAGACGCCAAATTTGGCAAGGATGGTGGGCCCACCTGGACTCGAACCAGGAACCGCTGAGATATAAGCTCAGTGCTCTAACCTTTGAGCTATGGGCCCTCGTGGTATAGCCTCAAAAAAATAGGTGTTTGATCTCCCACCCAGCCTCCGGTAACGTTAAACTCCATATACTCTTCAGCCTCAGACCAGTGGTCGCAACCTAGCTCCCCATCTTGTCCGGCGCATGCATCAGTGAATTCTGCGATCAGTTTATCTATGCATTTGTCGTAATCGTATATGGCTACCGGCCTGCTAAACTGGGTGCCAAACCCAATCAAGCAGTCCTCGAATCCGTCGTAAAGTATTGCACCGTGAGCCCATTCCGGAGACTGAATGACACTCACGTTAGTTCACCAGGGCCTTTCTGCTATTGGGCGAGGGCTTTGACGCTTCGCCCATTTCGTATCCCATCTTAACCTGCTCAAGCTTACTCATGATCTTCTTTCCTAAAGACGATGCCCACCTCTCTGGAGATACGCCAGCGTTCATTGCCTCACCGGCCTGCCTAATGATCGAGGGAAGCTCTGAAATGATATCCCTGTATCCATCGATATAGCCCTCGTTGTATGCGGCTGGGAGGACCTGGTCCTCGATGGCCTCAATGATGCACTCGCAAAGGTCATGCCCACACGTAGGGCTCAAGTCGATCTTCTTCTTCATGGTCTCACCTCACTAAACGTTGCTGTCGGCCGATGAAATCTTAGCTCAGCCTGCCCAGTCGGCCCATTCCTGTGCTTGGCTATCTTAACATACACTGTTTCGTCGATGTCGTCAAATGCCACGTCGCCCTTCTTCCAAAGCATCAACACCAGGTCGGCGTCCTGCTCGATGGCACCAGAGTCACGTAGGTCAGACAGGCGAGGCTCACCTGACTCCCTATACTCAGACGAGCGCGACAGCTGCGACAAAGCGATGACCGGGACGTTCACCTCTCGGGCTAGCATCTTGAGGCCACGGCTGATGTCGCTTACGTCATTGACCCTGTTGCCGTCACGAGAGACGCGGTCAGGAGACATAAGCTGAAGGTAGTCTACGATAACAAGGTCCAGCCCCTGATCGGCAACGAGGCGCCTGCACTTGGCCCTGAGCTCACCTGGCGTCGCTGCCGGGGAATCATCCACATGAATCCTGGCGCTCTCGACCTCGTGCACCCCCATGGCAAGCCTTGCGACGTCCATTCCGTTGGCAGTACCCTGCCTGATATTTTGCAAAGACACCCCGCTTGACGCGGATAGCATGCGTGCACCGATCTGGTCAGCGCTCATCTCAATCGAGAAGATCGCCACGCTCTTGCCAAGCTTGGCTGCGCTCATGGCCATAGTAGTAGATAGCGCAGTCTTTCCGACGCTTGGGCGAGCTGCCACAATGATTAGGTCTGAGCGCTGCCAGCCGCCGGTCACCCGGTCGATGCTGTTAAGCCCGCACATAATGCCAAGCTTCTGCTCTCCCGCAGCAATCTTGGAGATCCTATCGTAGGCTCGACCAACAATCTCTGTGGCTGACCAGAACCTACCGCTCTTAGAGCTACGGCTAGCAGCAAACAGGATGGACTCAGCCCTATCGAGCGCCTGCTGGGTTGACTCCGGTCGGCCATAGCCAAGCTCGGCAATCTTCCTGGCAGCCTCAATGAGCCTGCGGTACACGGCCATGTCGTTAACGATCTTAGCGTAGGCCTCAGGATTTCCAGCCATAGGCGTCTCCGCCATAGCCTCATTCATAGCCACGCCAATGCCCTCGACGTCCTTGGCCTCACTGTAAACAGTGACCTGGTCGATGGGCTCACCCTTGGCCTCAAGGCGCTCGAACGCGGACCAGATACCTTGGTATTGCTGGCTATAGAAGTCCTCGTGCTTAACTGAGTCAGAGATAGCACTGAAAGACGATGGGTCGATCAGCACGCTACCAATTAGAGCCTGCTCAGCCCTCTGGTCGTTAGGTACGATGGTCATGACTTACCCCGCTTCTTGCGAGGCGTGAAGCACTTGGTGCAGTGAAGCATAAGCCCACCGTTCTCGTTCTGAGTCAGCTCCATTACGCCATGCCGCCTGCCACCTACCGGGCAGTTAATCCAGAAATCCTTTACTTCCATATGGCCTCCTGACATTGCGAGAATACTGCTGAGCCGGTAATCCCGAACTCGTCTGGGTCAGCTGTTACGCATGCCCACTTCCCGCACGCATTGCAGTATAGGGCACGTTCCAGCCTGCTGTCAAACACTATGTCCACGTCAGTGTGGCCATTGTGATTGGATCGCTCCAGGGCCCATAGCGCCATACGCTCTATCTTCGGAAGCCTTGGACCTCTGTTAAATTGTTCTTTCGTGTATGTCATCTCCATTGTTGGTCTCCTTCGATGTCTTGGTATTCATGTCCACAGAAGATTCTGGCCTGGTCTTTCCCACGAGATCCCAGTAATCTATCCCATACTTGTCGCAGTAATCTTTCAGGGTAATCCCCTGAGATGACGCATCCCTCCGGAAAACGTCAGCTGCCTTGTCTCTCACTTGTTTCCTCCGCTATTATAGCAGAAAGGGCTAAACCCAGCGCGGCTGCTTGGACAAGTGGGTCATGGTCACCGCGTATTAGGGCGTCTCTGACAGACTTTATCTGAACTTCAGTAAAATATCTTCCCTTTATTAAACGTCGTATCTCCTCCAGGAAATCACTCTTCATTCCTAGACACCTTGGACCACTTCCCCTCGCCTAGAGAGATTAGTATTAGCGCGTAGTTAGCTATGTCTAGTAGCGCATCCCTAGTCCCGGCGTCATACCAGTCGTCGTCAAGTACGATTTTACCTGCCTCTATTCTGCCCTTCATCGAGCTAGAGACCCTTGCGCACTTGTCGCTAGCAAGCCTTGAGAACACTCCATGAGGACCCAGGTTCTCAATGTTAGTTGGTCCGTACCCTTCCTGGCGTTCGATTAGGGTAGCATGACACTCATCGTACAGCCTCGCGAAGTAATTCTTAAAGCTGTCCGGAACGTTACCTGACACGGTTGATGCTCCGCTCACGGCTGAAGCCCTCCGGATATCGTGCCTTTAACTTATCGATGTTCTTCTTGGCGACGTAGTCTAGGCTTACACCCAATGCGCTGCACATCTCAGCCGCGTACCAGAGGACGTCACCTATCTCCTTGATCAACTTGTCTTCGTCCAGCTTGTGTCCGTGACCGATGACTTTCTTGATCTCGTCAGCGACTTCTCCTGCCTCACCGGCAAGCCCAAGTCCAGCGATGGCGAGGCGTGCCTCTTTCCGGTCCAGGCTATCGTGAGCCCCGGACGTCGAGTCAGCGAGCTTTTGGTAGGCCAGGAATGTCGTGTCATTTTCAGTTGACAGTTTCTGTGTGATCATCTTCAAACCTCTCTTCCAATCTATCCGCAGTTTTTCCGCGTGCTATGAATAATACCACAATAAACTTGTGTTTACAGTTAGAACATATGTGTATCCTGGCGAGCAAAGAGCCAACCCTTTTGGCTTTCTTCCTGGCCGGCGCAACTCCCTCACTATCACATTGAGGGCAGCGCAGATACCAGCTCAACGCTTACGGTCGTATGCCAGCCACGTAATAACAGCGGCTAGAATGCCACCAAGCGGTAGCGGAGCCGTTGTCGATATTGCTGCTGCCAGGACGAACGCGACCCGCTGCCTGTTGGTGTAGTCTGAGACAGGGGCAGAAATCCTGCTAATTACCCTCTCAGAAAGCTTTGGTTGCTGTTGGATCTCATCAGGCGTCGTCGCCATGGTCAACTCCCTTCCATATCTCCGCTGAGACCTTGGCCGCAGAGCTGATCACTAGGTCAGACTGCATGGCCCCAAGGTCGACCATCGTGTCCAGTACTCGGTTAAATATTACCATCCACTCCATGATGGCCTGATCGATGCTGGGCTTACTCTTAGCCTTCTTAGGAAGCATTCTTAAACTCCTCGATTGATATGGCACCCTGATCTTTAGGGCTTACGATAAACTTATCCCCGAACCTCTCGTCCCATGCCACTCCGCAGGTAAGAGGGTTTATGCCATACTCATTCTCAGGCCGGTACACGTCAGAACATGCGTATGACACTACCGTGTCATCTTCCAAGGCAAGGAAGCCCCTGCCCCAGTCGTCTGGTGCGTAGAATATCTTGCCGTCCCCAGCCCCCATGTGATGAGAAGTCCAGTTTCCATACTCATTGCTGTCCTTGTCCAGGTTGACAGCAACAATCTGAGCGCTTCCACTGGAGACCCACATTGCCTTTTCCATGCCGCGCTGAGCGTGAATTCCACGAAGAACTCCAGCCTTGCTGCAGCTCATATTGATCTGACGTATGGTGCCAATTGCAGTCATAACGTCGTCACCTTCCTTGGTTACTTCCTGAAAAAAACCTCGACCATCGATAAAGACTCCTTTAGGCAATACCATCGGCTTTGTCATTGTTCCCCTTTCCGAACCATTGGGTGAAATCATCCATGGTTACTACTACATATGCCCGACGCTTGACGCCAGGTCCATCAGCGCTAGCTACAACCAGAGCTTTAAGTTGCGAAGCATTCGGCTTAAGCGATTCGAGGAGGACCCAGACCTTCTCGGAGAAGTTGGACGGACCAGACTTGACCTGAATGACCAGCCACTCATCGTGCTTGCCCCCATCAGCCTTCCCTCCAAACATTCCTGTACGAGAAATCCCAAGTTCCTTACACGCCCAGAGCTCAATTGCATTTCCCCTCTTTCGATTATTCCTACCTCTGCGCTGAGCAGCGGTAAGAGGACCTTTGATCGCCATTAAGCCTCCTCACGGTAACTTTCATTACTCCAAAGTGCAGCGGTAGCCCAAGGGCCTCAAAAAGGATCGGGCTTAAATCTATTAGCCTATCTCCAGTGCACCCGGTGCACCTGTCAACAACTCTGGCAATTGCACAGATACCTGTCTTCTTAGAGCAAACCTGAACGTTATATGGGGCATCCCCCCAGGTAAAAGACTTTACTGCTGCGAAGTTTAGTACCTTGTTCTTGCCCCTGGTGTACCATGGGTTGTTGTAATTTGAGTAGCTCTTAAGTGGTGAGCCGTACCAGGATGCCCACCCCTTATCGTAATCAGCTGGTACTGGACTGCACAGCGCGAATACCGCTGCCAGAACCATGCCTACCAGAGCTGATCCTCCCCCCTATCCTCCTTGGCAATGTCCGCTGAGTTACCGGTATCTTTCATCCAAGAGTGAACCGACCTAAGTAGGTCCACAGGAGGATGCTGGCACCAGTCACACTTAGTGTGATCTCTCGTAGCGTACTGCCTGTCCAGGGCGCAGCGAGAGGCCTCGATGACCCCTCGCGCACCCTGAAATTCTACGGTCACTTCCGTAGCGCCCCAAAGATTAGTGGGCTAGCCTCAACCGCGTTGAAGTCAACGAAGTATCGCTTGCCGTCATCTGAGAGCTTCTTAGTCCCATTGAACCGTCCGATCACATGAATATGTGGTCGTGGGTCGCGTCCATTCTCCTCAAGCTTCTTAGCGTAAGACGCGTAGATCTTCTCCACGTGCTCGACTAGAACCTCATCGAAGACTGTTATCGAGACGTTCAGGTACCTAACCGTAGGCTCAGTTCCCTGCTTCTTGCCAGCGACCCATTCGTCGTACTCTGGCGTCTGGGCAGATGCCCGGAACGTCAAGGCGTTAACGCCAAGCTTCTCGATGTGCTTGCGAACTGGTGCATCCTTACCAAACCAAAGATCAATTCTCTGCATATTAAAACTCCAAACTTCCGAGGTCTTCTGACCCCTTTGAATTAGCCGCTGCTGGCTTGGCCTCAAAGATCTGCTTTGCTGCCTCAGCTACCACGCGGTCATTGCTATCGTTCTCTGGATCATCCCCAGTAGGGATGAGGAACGCTGTCAAGAGCGCATACTTCAGCGCTCCGGTGGCAGCCTTATAGGCAGCCTTGTCGCCGCTATCGGCTCCTGTCCCGATGGACTGGAACGAGAACAGCTCACCTGAGTCTCCATCTGTAATTGTCCACGTGAATCGAAGTACCATTATGGTTTGCTTTCCACTAGGTGTCAGACCCTCGCTGACAACTTCGACCAATGATGGAAGCATAGAGACATTATTCTTGGCCATCTCGTCTCGTACAGTATCGGCAACGTCAGTCGCCATTACGTACTTGTACCCCTGGGCCTGGTTGACACCAGACTTACGGATGTATCCGACGGCCTTCATGATGTCGACTATCTTCGACGCTAAATTGCGCTTGCTGGTCTCAGCCATTTTTACCTCCTAGACATTCTGTCCGCCAATTGCACCATCCACACGGCCACTTCCGTGTCGAGGCCTCTGGCAACCGAGGCGGCTTTCGGTCACCGTAGTAGTCTAGCACAGCTAGCACACGCTGTGCAACTGCACCCCACGAGGATGGGTCGATCTGGAATTCCCGGATCGAGTAGTCATCCTTGTCGATGTAAATTACCCAGGCCTCACGAGGCCTAGTGTCCGATGGATCATGGAACTTCGCGTAGGAGCCTACCTGCACAGCGTGCTCCGGCTTAGGCTCCTTTAGCCTAATGAATCCCTGGTGCTTGATGCTCTTAAACTCGAGCACCACAAGCCTATCGCCAAGGTCAAGCAATCCGTCGATGTTCCCTGCGAAGTCGTTCTCCTCTGAGATTACTGGGATCTCGAACTTAATCTTATCCCCATAAGCCTCACTGAGAGCACTCTCCAGAAAGCTTCCCACGGCATTGCCCATGGCAAATACCCTTAGGGTTTCCTTGGTGAACGGCTCAGAAGGAGCAACGCCATTGGCAGAATACCAATGTGCCCTGACGCATCCGCCCAGAAGGCTTCCACGCCACTTGCGCTTTGACGGCCTACCAACTTCTTGCCTCTTGGCAAGGGCCTGATCTAGTCCCTGTTCTACGTACATGTCTGGTCCCTCCGGTCTCTAGAGATGGTCGAGGACCCCTGTGGAGACCATCACAGGGGCCCTCATTGCCGAACTAAGCGGCATGTGTTGAATGCTAGACCATGTCAGGCTCCATGTCAAGCCAGCGCTTAAGGCTCTCTAGCCTAGTGGGCACATTCTTCCCTACGATCTTGACCTTGGACAGGATGTCCCTAGTGGCACCTGGGTCGCCAACCCTGAGCACCCGGCCCATGTCCCCAGATATAGACTCAAACCTAGATACGTCCATAGCGTAGTCCCTCTTGTCTGGAGAGATGGAATCGTTCCACCATACTTGGACATCGCATACCTGAGCTACTGCCTTGGCTATCTGGGACACGGTTGTATTTTCTGTAGCAACGTTTACTAGCTTATTGGTCCAGAGGCCAGAGCTGCCAGCAATAACCATTGCTCGGGCAGCGTCATAGACGTGAAGCATGGGGCGCCGGGCGTCAGACTTAGGCCGTATCATTCCTGTATGATACGCTTCATATACAAAAGCATTTACTACAATATCCCTTCTAAGGTTGGGAGAGTCGCCCCACAGTGTCCCCATTCGAAGTATTGAGTAGTCCCAGTAGCTGCTAACCAGCTTCTCGGCCTCTACCTTACTTACGGCATAGCACGTCAATGGGTTTAGCGGGAACCTCTCTGTGGCTATCTTGTCACTATCGATCAAGCCATACACTGATGCCGACGAGGCAAGAACCTGCCTAGCGTCTGGGTACCTGTCTGCAACATCAGAAACCAGCTTAACGTTTGTATCCATAGTGAGATTTTCGCTAACGTTCCCCATCGGGTCATTAGATATCGCTGCAAGATGGTAGACGACGTCGTACCGTTTGGCTGATGAAAGCTCTACTACGTCGTAGCACTGGCGTTGAGGCTCACAGGCGCCATCCTCATCCAGCAGCGTTGCTCGCTGCATCCCGTTGTCCAGACCATCAACTTCGTGCCCGAGCTCCTTGAGCATCTTAGTAAGCAAAGAGCCTAAGTAACCGAAGTTCCCAGTGACAAGTATGTTCATCGTCGTGCCTCCGCTAGCTCTCCGTTGCGTATATACTCCTCAAGGGCCATCGCCCAATGCCTTGGACGAGGTAGTCTGCTGTTGGACAGAACACCGTACTTAGGCCTAAGAGGATCGTTCCTTTCGGAGCCGGTAACCTTAACCTTTGTTCTGAGTATGTTAAACAAATAAGCTGTGAAGTCCTGCCAGTTTGTAGTCCCACCATTTACCGCGTGGTAAACACCAACAGAGAATGGGTCCACGGCCACATCCAGGATAAGGCCTGCGACGTCCGGTAGGTACGTAGGGGCGAAGTGCTGATCAGAAGGCATATCCAGCTTGCCAGCAGCCACTCCCTTAGGCACGATCATATCGACGAAGTGGGCACGCTCCGGGCTTGGGTACAGTCCCCACGGCGAGGATATCCTGACGACGCTGCCGCCCTTAGCCAGAACCTTCCGCTCGCCCTTGGCCTTGCTTGAGCCGTAGATGCAGACCGCATCGGTGCTGTCTGTCTCAAGCCTCTTACTATCATGGAGGCCACGGAAAACATAGTCAGTAGAAATAAAAACCTGCCTCGGTCCCTTTTCGGCAAGGAGCCCTGGCAGGTATGCGTTAACGTAGTCGGCCTTCTCTGGATCTTTCTCGCAACCCATAAGGTCACGGAAAGCTGCAGTGTTGATTACGACGTCGCAATCAGAGACTGCTAGCATTAGATCTGATTCGTCAACCCAGGTTCGGTTGGGGGAGAAGAGCCTGTTGCTCACGCTTGGGCCATCTACCCTGCCAATTAGGACTGTGTCATAACCGCTTTCTTTAGCGGCGTGAACCAGGTGCTGAGCAACTTGTCCACTTCCAAGTATGCCTATCTTCATATTCCCTCACTTGTATTTGGATCTAAAGATTAGCCAGTCGGCTATCTCTTTCCAGTTGTCCTCATAGCGCATGGCCTTGTCGTCTATGTAGGCCACGGCTGCAGGCTTACCAGTTCCCATGTAGATACCGTCGTAAGGAACTTCATTGTCCTCTAGAAAGTCACGCATCTCGCCAACCCGGCTCCACACGTCGGGCCAGGCCGCCCACGCCCTAGCAGAATGTATTATTACCTTGTAGCCAGCATTCTGTATCCGGGCTAGGGCTTCCTTAGCTCCACGATTAAGCACCAGCTCGCCACCGATGATGGACGCTATGGTGTCATCGAAGTCGACCGCGATCTGTGTCTCAGCATCCCGGTCGGCCGGGGTCATCGGTGCATTACGTGCACGAGCTGCTTGAGCTTCCCGAACACGTCACGAAGGACGCGAACGTCAGCCTCACAGTGCTCGATGATTAGGTTGTATGCTTCCTTGTCCCCATGGTCAGCCGCTTCCCAGATTCGGACGTCAAGAGGTGTCTTCTTGTTATTAACAGCGAAATACTTTGAAACATTCTCGAGAGACTTGCGGCCGATTGCCAACGCTGAGCCAGTTGCTTTGTACATCAAGTCAACGTGCATCTGGGCCTCGACCGGCTTGTAGCCGTACTTCAAGAGCCGTGAGTTAAGAACCGGAACGTCGAACAGCTTACCGTTCCACGAATAGAGAACGTCGAACTCTTCCAGGCGGCGAGCGTACGCATTGACCAGGACCGAGTCATCTAGCCAGTTCTTTCCTGGATGTGTGTCCAGGGTATAGGTCTCGAGGTTGCCATGCTGGTCAACGATTGATCCGCAGAGCATCCGACGCCAGCTTGAGTAGGTGCTCTCGATATCGAAGTAACCTGAGTTAATTCCAATAAAGTCACCTTTACCTTTGGTGAAGAGCGGCTTACCGATTATATTAGTCCTCTGTATCTTCTTATTCGTTTCACTAATATTCTTGTCCAGCCCAGCGGAGCTATTATACACTTCCTCTGTAGTGTCGTCAACTGCCGGAGCATAACGCTTATACTTCTTCTGGACCTCGTCCTTGCTCAAGTTAAGCTTCTCGCCTATCTTTGCGAATGACATACCCTGATCCCGCAGGGCTTGGATCATTCTCGTTGGTGTCTGTGACATCATTGACCTCCAAGACGGATTAGTTGGAGCACCAGGGTTGTAATCACACCTGCTGTGCTCACAGCTATACCCAACTTCCATCTTACAGATACTATGCCCTGCTGTCTACTCTCAGACAGCGCCTTCTCCTGGGCCTGGAATCCCTCTACCTCTCTTAGGCGGCCGTCGATGCGGTCTAGGCGCTCACTTAGGTCATGCCGGACGCTGGAGATAGCCTCCATCAGGGCCTGGAACTGGGCGTAGGACATTAGAAGTTGTTGCCTTGGACAAGCTCCAAAGTGAGCTCTTCGTGGCCGTCAGAGTAGCCTACCCAGTCCATTCCGGCTATGTTTAAGGACTCGTCCGGTAGGTTTACGTTTCCGTGGACTACATGGACAGAAACGGCGTCTCCCAGGTCCCAGCCGTCCCATGGCTTCAGGTAGTCTTCCTTTAGGGTAACTTCAATGGTCTTGGCGTTGGCTGTCTTTGCACTGTCTGCTAGCCTTTCGGCCTCATAAAGTGCAGCGTCCTCATCAATAAATCCGCCCTGAGTAATTAGCTGCGGTATCTCCCCGTAGATAGAAGACTCTCCAGTCGTGGCAGTAGCTCCGTCAATTGATATGCCAACAGCTCCGCCAGTAGCCGTTCCAGCCAGGAATGGGGTGCTTGGAATGACACGGATGTGGGTAAATATACTTACCCCTCCGTCGCTGTAGGAGTATCCGCGCAAGCTCTCTGGATAGGAAAGCTGTATGGTGCTTATGTTTGCAGATGATACGTTGTACCTAATTCTAAAATTTCCGTCGTAGGTGCCAGTAGAAGACGGATGAGATATACCAAACACCACCTTATTTCCGTCCGTACGCTTTACCATCTCTAACCTGGCAGTATTGGCTAGGTATGTTACACTTGGCTCGCCGGCGCTCCAGGTCATAAGAGTTGTTGATGGGCTGCCAGATATAGATCTGCTGGCATACCTAATTCGACTTAGGGGAAAGGTTGTCTTTGCGGCGTTGAACACACGGTCAAATATCTGTGTGTAGGTTTCAAAGCCTGACCCTAATGTAAATTTATCCGTTTTCTTGGGAAGTCCCGATCTAAGCCAGTTAGCAACTCCAGGGTACTTTGTGGTGTTAGTCCTGTATACTGCGCCGTGGATAGTAGCGCTATATGTTACTCCCCTTCTAAGGGCAAACAGATACGCGTTGGCAGCCACTTGAGCATCTGCCTGTGCAGTTGTTCTTCCTATTGCTATTAGGGCGCTGTACATCAGGGCTTTAGACTCGTACGGATATAACTTTACCGAGCAGTTGTTTATAAAAATATTGGAATCGCCAGCAAAACTCTTTTCCCATGCCCCGCCAGTAGTAGTAGGTACTTGTGGGGCCTCGCCTGCCGGAGGAGTCACGTCAAGCCTGAACCGCCAGGTCTTTGCGGATTGAAAATGGGTAGAAATTGTTCCACTGTATTCGGCGTCCCATTCGATGAAAACACTTGGAGTTGTTATTGTCGCAAAGTCTATAGTAAGAGTATCTCCTACAATTGAGCTGACAGTAACATTGTCTATGTATAGGTCGTTATTTGTGGTATAATATGCAGATAGATTAGTAGCAGGGTCTACATCCGCGTCGCTTGAGCTATCTTTTAGAGCCCCGGCGGAAAAACTGAATACCGATGACAGGGAAGAGTTTGATATGTCTGGGGATAGGTAGTTAGTAGACGTGAACGTAAGGGCTACTGTTGGCGTATAATACTGATTAAACACCGCCATATAATCTATTCCGCGGAAAGTAGTTTCGTTTTGGTTTATTTCAGTATCGTTTAGTATCCCTGCCCCAACCCACTTGTATACAGCTGCGTCAGCGTCGTACCGGTGGACCTCATAGTGTGTTTTTAGGGGAAGGCACACAGAAATAAGCGGATGCTCATTGGGCAAAACCCAGTACGCTTCACCAACCTCGTTTGCCTTTTCTGAAATACCAACTTCGATGGGGTCGTATATTACGTTAGTCGAAGAGGATCTCCATCCGGTAGAGGTGTCCAGTGGGAATAGAGTTATCCTGAACTTATTATATGCTACACTCATAGGAAGGCATTCCTATATATTATCGAACCGCTAGTCAGACCGCCTGTTACGACTACAGTTGGAGATGTCTGGGCCGAAAGGAACCCAAAGCCTGTTGTTAGACTTGGGCTGAGCTTTCCCTGGGCAAGAGTTCCTGTGAACGACCCAGTCCTGACTGTTGCCTTGTTGTGGTCAACGTAGTATGCCGTCCCAGAGGAAAGGCCTATAAGCGAGACAGTCCTGCCGCCAACAACGTAGCTTAGCGATGTTCCGCTAGGGGTAAGTATGAACTGCGGATAGAACTCGTAGTTTCCGGTGTATGAGACGGTTGTAGTCCCAGCGGAAATTGACTGAGTTGACTCGGTTACTGATATCTTTCTTGGGTCCATTGCAACAAAGCTAAGCTGGACGTTCGTGGCAAAGCCCTTATTCGTGGCCCCTTGTGACATATTCTTATTAACCCTAACTCCGGCTAGGGCGGTAGGACGGACGCTCATGTAAACCTGCCTGTCGGTCACCCCTGTTGGGGAGTAGAACGTCAGCTTTCTAAAGCCATCGTCAGCCTCAAACGCAGTAGGGTAGGGGACGTTGGCGATGGTAAGAGCGTCTAGCTTGTCCCAGAAGTCACCTAGAGTGCTTCCAAATACTTGGACTATAACTCCTACGTCCCTGGAGCCGAAGAAGGCCTCAGCGGCCTGGATACCGTCCCTCTGGGCGTTCTCAGCGATGAACCCACGGACTGCAGCGGCGCCTAGGGTTATGCTGTCGACAATATACCCCGACAGCGGCGTCGCCGGAGCGATAGCCGATGTAAGGGTATTTATCTCAAGGTACGCGGATGATGTTGTCTGGATGGATATCGGCTTGTTAAAATCCATGTTATGCTACCTTTCGCAAACGTCGGATTCGTCGGAATTCGTCCTTCCATCGAGTCCTGGCGCTGAAGGCCAGCTGGTTCATTCCTATTGGGGAGACGTCCGTAGCTCCAGATGTGACCTGCCACTGCTGGAATGATGC